TTACTATCTATATAAATACACATAGAAGGAACTTTATCTTTTACATTAAATACAGATTTGATTTTAAGACTTTGACCTGATAATCTTTCAGTAAGTTTTAAATAATACTCAAAGGCCCATTCTCTAGGTATATCTGCTAAATCAGAAGTTAAACCTTTTGTAGAAATCATACTCTAAAATTTAAAAATTAGGGGGAAACTACAAAATTTCCCCCTTAACTCATTAGTCTAGAGAGAAATCTGAAGAAGTTGTTTTTCCTGGTACAATATCATCTTCACCAAAACTTTGTACATTATTTACTTCAAGTTTCTTAAGATGTTTATCAGCATTATAAATTAATACTTTGCCAGCTTCTACTTCAGCAATTGCATATTTATTATTTTCTGCTTTTGGCAACCATAGATCATAATTAGTATAACCTGTTTTGCCAACATATTCTTTACCAGCAACACAGAATTCTAAATATTTATCTTTAATAGGTGCAGTTTTATTAAATGCTTCTACAAAGTCTTCAATAGTTTCATGCTTGTTATGTTGAGCTTGCATCCATTCATTAATTCCTGCAGTCTTGCAAAGATTTTGTAAAAAGATTAGAATAGATCTATCTCTTTGTATTTTTTGACCAGATTTAGTTTCTCCATCTGCATATGCATACTGAGAAGCTTTAACTTTACCTATCTGACCTGCAAAGTGTCCTTTATCAGGATTGTCTTTATCAAAAGCAAAACCTTCAAAACCTTCTATAGGTTCAGTTTCTACATGCAGTATCAAATGATATGCATTGTCAATAAATTTAAATTCTTCTAGTTCAACACCATTAATTTTTAATACATGGTTACCTGGACTAATTGTTTTTGGTATACCGGATCCACCGGTACCAAGATCTTCTGTACTTAACGCCATTTTATTTTACTTTTTAATTATTAAACAAATACTTTATTCCATGATGTCTTTAGAACACCATCAATCATCTCTGTAATTACTACTTCTTCATTACGTAAGTGCTCAGGTCTTGCACCACAAGTAACTTCTTCATTTGTCTTAAAGGACAAAATAGTCTTGTTACCTTTTCGGTACATATACCCAATTGCATCAGCATTAGCACAAATTAAAGATTTAATTTTACCAGTTAAGTCTATGTTAGCAGACATAACCATTTCACCTTTATCATCAACTACTTTGTCTTTAATATGACCAGATAGGATGATTGTAGGTGCTAAGGTATCAATAAAATCTAAAACTTGAAAGAATGCTTGACGGATATATAAATATCCAGCACCATTTGGAAGAGTAACTACTGTATCACCATCAAAGTTTTTACCCATAGGGGTTGCTCTGTATAGTTTAATAGCCAGAGGCATGATCATATCTTCTAATGCAGTTACAGTATCAATAGTAACATACTTATAAGGATTACCTGCAGCTCTAATTGCTTTACCTGTATCCAGTAACTCTTGTAAATTACTAATTTTTACTTTTAATGCTTCAACATAATCAGCACCATTTTCTAAATCTAAAATTAGATTATCTTCTAATCCTGCATATGCAGTTGTTTTACCAGTCTTTGGCTTAGAATAAATCACAATTCTTTTAGGATTCTGTCTCTCAGCTTTGACCTTTTTAGTTGGAAGTACTATACTCATATCTCACTTTTTGTTTGTTTAATCAAATCATTTAACCATGGTCTAGCACTAACAGGTTTCATTAGCATAATAGCTGCAAGATCTCTGATAGTAATTTCTGACAATGGTACATCTGCAATTTCTTCATTAGAAATTTCTATTTCTGCTTTTGGAGGAAATGTTTCTTCAAAATCTGGAAATATGCTTAATGATTTTTGTAGTTGAGGAACTTCTAGTTTAGCTTCATCCTTTCTCTTTTCATAAAGAGCATAACTAATCTCTTGTCCTGTATTTAAAACTGCTACACATTCATTAACAGGAACAACATATGTAATATATGTTTCTCCTTTATCATTAAAATTTTCTTTCTTTTCATATTCTTCAGAATAGAAAGGGTTACTTTTAAATTTAAATAAAGGTCTGTCACCATACATAGGTGTTATGTCAACAGTTTTACCAGAATCATCAGATTTATTATCATAGAATTCTACATAAATATCTTCACCTTTTTTTAATTCCCATTCAAAAAACTGGACATGCCTACCATACTTACCTTTCTGGAAAAATGCTGTTTTAATAGTGAAGAAGGGGTCTGCAATACCAATATTTTTAAAAGTTGGCATGTGATGAGTAAAGAATTCTCTTTCTCTATCTTTTCTAAAATTACTCATATTTATTAATTTATTTGTATTTTTTGCTTAGTTGCCTGTGGAGGAGTGGGTATTTCAATTATTTTCATTGTACTTCTATCTAGCTTAAAGAAGCTTATCCTTGTGGTACCATTTCTAGATTTTAAGAAATGAAAAACCAAAATATCTGGATCTTCAATTAAAAACTTTTCAGGACCATATTGTCTAATTTTTCTTATAGAAGGTTTATTCATACCCATAACAACATCAGCATGTTGTAATAAAGAATCAGAACCATAAATATCAGAATCTAATACATAATTACCATAAGAGCCTTCTTCTTGTCTTTTAGGGTCATCTATATTTCTGTTTAATTGACTTAAAACAAGAAATGCAATAGGATATTTTTTCTTCATATGGGTCAAGGCTTCACCCAATGCACCTAGCATATCAAATTTGTCTTTTTGTCCTTTACCAACTTTAAATAAAGCTGAGTGATCTATAGTTACTAACATGTTTGTGTAAGTACCATCAGCATTTTTATACTTTTCCATTTCATAATGGATTGTGGCACACATCTCATCAATAGTACATGAATCATAAACTACATTCACAAAATCTTTTAATTCTGTAGATTGGTAATACTCTAAACATTTCTTATAGACTTCTTTATCTACAAGAGCTCCTCCCTTACTCATTAATGTATTGTAATCAGAACCTGTTTGTAAGCTAAATTTTCTTACTCCGCTGGTTTCATCAACCATTTCCATTTGAAACTTTAATACTCTAAACTTTTGCTCAGGATTCATAACAATGATATCACTGATTAATTGTTCCATAAATAAAGTTTTACCTGTTCCAGGTCTAGCACCTACTAAGGTGATAGTTCTCCATTCTAATCCATCACAAAAAGCATCATTAAACTTGGGCCAAGCACTTACTAAAGAAGGTAATCTACCTTCTCTTCTAGCTTTCATTTTAATTAATGCTTTTTCTAAAGCCTGTCTTTCACTAATTGGTAGTAAAGGTTTAGCCCCGTTAAATTGCTCTGACATTTTTATTGTGGATTTATATTTAAACTATTCTTTTTTGCTTGATTGTATAATTGGTGCATGGCAGTTATTATAATTTCAATAGCAAAATACTGCATAAATGATATACTAACTATAAACAAATTCACAGTATAATAACTAATTATACTTCCCACAACAGCAATCATAAGCAGTAATCCTTTTTTCATACTACATTTTCTTTAAAATAAAATTGACCTTCATCAGTACCTGTATTAATAAATTCACAATATGTAGCAAGATCAGAAACAAAAGTTTTATCTATTTCTTGCTTTCTTATAAAATATTGTGCAGTTCTCATAAATTCATAGTTTTTTAAACTATATTCTGTTACATACTTTTCAGTAGCTATAAGTATTGTTTCCCATGAATAATCATATATTTCAAAAAACCATCTAAATGCACCTTCTAAATTTTTTGCATTTACTCTTGCATATTTACCTGAAGAGAGTTTTTTATTAGGGAATATTTCAACATACTCCTGTATCTTTTCCAGAAATTCTTTACCCATTAAATCTTGTGAAGTTTTCTTTTTAGACTTTTTGAAAAAACTATCTATTTCAGACATAAAGATAACACTTTTACTTGTTAATTGCAAGTCCTGTGTTACCCAACTATCTGATTTTAGCTTTACTAATTGTAAGTCTTTGTTTACAAATGATTTGGGTACTATTCTTTCTTTAATGCAGTGTAAAATATAATATGCATTTGGGGTTAAATTAACTTCTATTAGTTTATTAAATATTTCATCCATCTTACCACGTTATTTCATTAGCACTTGCATTCTTTACAACAGTTGATATTTTATTAAATATATCATTACTATCCCATTTAGATCCACTATAAGCTGCACTAGCAGGATGTTTTACAAAAAACTTATGTTCTGTATTTGTAGTTAAATCTGACCATTCTTCAGCTTTTTTACCTAAATATGCATAAACTAACCCGGGATTATAGTTATTTAAATAATCCAATAGATAAGCAGTAAATGGTTTCCATATATCATAATGGCTACCAATTTTACCTACTTCAACTGTAAGAGCTGTATTAAGCATAAGTATACCTTGATTAGCCCATCTTTTTAAGTCAACATCAGTGCTTATTTCATGACCATTATATACAGTTCTGTTTACTTCTCCTAGAATATATCTAAGACTAGGTTGTAAATTATCTGTATTACTGCAACTAAATGATATTCCATCTGCTATACCTAACTGTGGATAAGGATCTTGTCCTATAATAACTACTTGTAAATTATCATACGGACATTCTTCAAATGCTCTAAACACTTGTTTTAGTGGTGGAGTAAATCTTTTATCTTCTTGACTTAGTGTATATAACTTTGTAAGTATATCATCAAATTCACTACTAAATATAAAAGATTTAAAAATTCTATCCCAACCACTAGATTCAAGTTTGTTAAACATTTTTTGTTTAATTTCTTCTAAATTCATTTTTTTCTTATTTTTGATAAAAAAACATTATGGCTTTAAAATTCAAAGAATTAAATGATGATGCACTCATTGACATAAAAGTTAACAAAGCATATTATTTAATGGCAAAGAACTCATTATTTTATCTATTAACTCAAATTAAAGATGAGCAAAATAGAGAACAATTAATTAAAGACACTACTTCTATAGAGTATAAAGATATGAGTGATTGGCAAAAAACATTTCATACATTAACTCTTCTTATTGCCGAGATAGAAAAACAAGCTAAAGATAAACAATTATATACTGAAAGAGAAGTTCTCCAACCAGGAGATGAAGGTTATGTTGAACCTAAGCAAGATTAATATTAAACTGCTCTCTACCTATTTGTATACAAGCTTCAATAGCTAACATCAGTTCATCTTTACTACAATCTGCAAAAGATTTATCTGATAAACCTGATGCTTCTTTAATTACTCCTTTCATTTCATCAAAAGTATAACCAGATTCTTTTGCTAATTCTCTAATACAAGCATGTACTTTTGCAAGTTGTGCTTTACTATGATCTGCATTTGCTAGATCTATATACATTTCTACTACTTGTTCTTCAGAAATTTTATCTACAAATATCTCATAAGCAAGTTTATCTTGTGGACTATTGAAGATAAGTTTTCCATTCTTTTTTATAAACTTACCACTAAACATACTAACAGGTAATAAGATCCATAACTTCTAAAAACTGCATAAAATGATCTTTAGATTTTATACGTATAGCAGGTATATCAAAACAATTAAGTTCCCAATAATCATTCTGTACATCTGTATTAGGAGTACTATACAATACTATACTATCACATAATTCTTTTTGATATATATAATAATCATATCCATTCTGGCTATCCTTATCAAGTATATCTACTTTTTCAAAACCAAGGTCTATTAATTCTTGTTCTGTCATTTTTTATTTCTATTAAATGAATACTTTTTCTCAAACTTTTCCCAACCTTTTTTATCAAACTGAGTAACTAATAAATCCATCATAACTTCATCAGTATGTTCTGCACACATTCCTATACCCTTGATGTCCAAATCAGGACTATACCTTTTAGTTGCCGGAGCTCCACATTTAATACATTCCATATTATAATTTTTGATTACTAAATATCTCAGTACTAATTACATCTTTAATATAATTAATTTTACTATAGTTTTCATTATCCAAAATCCATAATCCTAAATCTTTTATTCTATTCTCTCTTAATGCAAGAATAGAATATGCAAGTATATGAGCATTATCTTCATCTGAACTACTCAACATCTGGATCATGTTATCTTTCTCTACTTCAGTAATATAACCTGTTTTAAATAATAAGTTTAATTCTGCTAGAAAAATAAATGGTCTAAATGTTCCTATTTTGGTACCTGTTGCATACATATACCATAAATATCCAATATTACTATCTGTTGGTTTTGCAACTTCCCAATGTTCATTGCAAATATCCGTTATCATTTTCATGAGTTTAGGATCACTAAATGTTTTTATCATCCTCTTATAAATTTAAACATTGCTTGTAATTTCTTATGTTCTTCTACTAACCACTCTGGAGTAAATACAGTACCAACATGTAAAAACTTAACTACTGTATACACATCAAACTCATAAGTTATATCAACAACCCAGTACTGACCGTAACTGCTTTTAAATTCAATTCTTATATCTCCTTTACTGTACTTATGATGATCTTTAGGATTTCTATAGAACCCATACTTTACAAGCTTCTTACCTATTAGTTCTGTATCTCTGAGTGTCATAATTAAAATATATATCTAATTGTATTCCAAGGAATATGTTCATCATGTAACTCAACAAACTGCTTAATATAATCTGCTTTTCTGTTATGCTCATATCTTATATTCTTACCACCATACTGAGATACTTTACTCTCTTGTATTTTGGGTACCCAAAGTAATTCTTCACCTGGAAGTTTATGCTGTAGATTATACAGATGTTTCTGTTCATTATGAGTAAGAAATATTACTTCAGCTTTGACAGAGTTTTGTGGCCAATGATACATATAACAATGTTTGTCAATTATATCAAATAAGAACTCATACTCTGTTAACCAATCATCATGTACTATTACAGGACTAAAGTTTAAGTGTACTTCATAGCCA